GTGTACCACTACCAGAAACTCGGCAAGAGATTGCGCAGAGCAATGACTGCAGAAGTAACAACAGAAGAAACTCTAAATTTTAGTAAAGCATCGGGATTTGCTTCCAGCACAATAAATACAGACAAGAGAGTTACGGAACGATTTAACCCAACAGTTATCTCAACTAAAGCAGATGAAGGCGAGTGGGGACAGTTTGAGACTTCTAGAACCATTGTCCAGGCAAATGTCTATGAAATTGACGGTGAGAAAGTTGCTTTTGGTATTGAAGAAAGACACGGTCTTGACACCACGGGTATCAATGTAATTGAACTAAACCCCTACGTGATAACGGGACTAGAGCGTGGCACACCAGAGGGTGAAGAGATGGCTCTTGACTGGATATACGCAGACACTTACCTATTTGAAACAGGGAGTGGCTACAACCATCACAACGGCACGGAGATAAGTGCTCTTCTTTATGCAGCAACCAAAGGTGACAAAGAAGCAGAAAAGCAGTTTAAAGAATATGCAGAAAAGGGCCGTGCTCTTATAGCGCAAAAACGCCAAGAAGAGATGGATAAAGAGAGAGAAACTTTTGATGGAAGACTTTCTGACGGAGGTGTTCGTCAGGCAATCAAGTCTCTTCAAACAAGAATTGCCGCTGTAAGACGCAAGAACACAGACGGTTACTACGGTGGCGACATTAGCGAGCAAGAGATTGCTGACGCTAAAGTGTCACCAGAAAACCTTGTGCTTGTTCGTTGGAGTCAGTTCCCTCCAGAGTATGACGATGAAGGCAATCTTATTATCCACCCTGCCAGTAAATATCTTCCTGTGGACAGAGAGACTATTCACTTCACCCTGAACCACGCCGTTGAGGAGCATATGTTCTGGACCGAAGGAGATGAAGGTGGCTATCTAATCACTGTCCCGCTTCAGGATGTTATCGACGCTAACGGCATTGAGTCTTTAGACAACCTGTACGCCATTGACACATACTTTACTCCCAAGCAAGGAAAAGGATTAAAACTTCCCAAAGCAAAGGTTAGAAAAGTAGAAAAGGGTGAGGACAGAAAAGCAATCACTAGAGAACTGATGGAAACTGAATACAATACACTCGGTATTGCTGGTGGTCCTCACTATGCTGAGACTTCTGGATTTGACGATGCAGTCCGTCTTGTTGCAAGGGACCTTGACATACCAGCAGGAACTCTTCATGCTTCACAACCACATAAGCAATTTGAACAATTCAACAACTACACCGACGGAAATGGTGAACGCAATCTTGCAGCAAATGCAAACAACCAAGAACCTTTTACCTTCTCTAACACAATAGCCACAATGGAGAGAAACGCACTCCTAGCAATAGCCGATAGACAGCATGCTAAGTGGAGTGGCGTAAACGAAGGTCGTGTCGTAAATCCAAAGGGCAGTTTCGTATCCGTATCTCGCTCAAGAACACGGGCAGATGAACGGTTGGCTAGTTTAAATAACGCAGAAGAAATAAAAGTTATTGATTCTGTTCAAAAAAGAATTGGCTTTGCTTCTCGCACAGACGCTGTTAACCCAAGAGGTAGGACCGTTGAAGAAGTAGCAAAAGAACTTGAATTAACAGAAGAAGAGAAAAGAATACTTGCTAAGTTTCTTCCCAATTTTGACAACGTTGAGGATTACCAGTTCCATCCTTCAATAACACCAGAACAAAAACGGAAGATTATTGATTCCATACGTATTCGCGTTGATGACGGTATTCCGTACATAACAATAGACGGCAACCCGTTCTTGATAGATGAAATTCCAGACAAGAGAGACTGGTCAACCGTACTCGCTCCTTCTGATGAACAAATCAAAACAGTAAGTGACCTATTGTTAGAACTAGGAAGAAAAGCAGGATTCTCTACTTTTGAAAGACCCAACAATATGGGTTTCACTTTAGAAGAAGAAGACAGAGCAAGAGAACACATAAAACTTAATATTGTTGCTTTCAGTCAGTGGGCAATGGACCTATATAGAGAAATAGGCAACAAGTACCCAGTCTTAGACGACGACACGCTTGAAAGAACCAATTTTCCTGACGTTCCAGGTGGAATGATTCATTACACCGGCATGGGTTTGTACTTCAACGCCCTTAGTGGTTTATTACAAAACGGAATACTTGATTACTATGGTGAAGACGATTTCTTAAATGCTCACGACCTCTGGGGACACATAGCAACTGGTCGCAGTTTTGACAGACACGGTGAATGGGCAAACGCTTTAGCAATGTGGTCAATGATGGATAGGTGGGCAAAGGAAAACAACATACCTGAATCTGACGTAATACGTATGAAGTTGCGCTGGATGACGGGACTAGAGTTTGACCGTTTTTCTTTTAGAAACTTTGTTGATTATCCTGACGGCATCACGGATGATGAAAAAAGAGAATTACAAACATCTGTATACAGGGTGCTTAATAGTGGCATGGCTACCGACGACGAGATTAAAGAAGTACTTGCCTTACTTGACCATGGGCGTGTTGCTCAGTCAGAAAACGCCAAGAAGTTGACTGACGCTACCGAAGGAGAAAAGGCTGAAATAGTTAAAACCGATGTCGTTAGAACAACACTTCTTGATAGAACCAAAAAAAGATTAGGTTTTGCTAGTGCTTCAAATACACGCAGGATTGTCGACATGGACCTCGGAGATTCTGGCTCAGAAACTGGTGAGGTTATTGCTGAGAAAATGGGACTCACGGGTAAGGCTGCAAGAATAGCGAAAGAAGCATTCCAGCGCACTCTTGAATCAATATCAGATGGCACTTTTAGAAAGTACAAGATGGCGAAAGGTGTTGATGAGCACAAGTCCCGACTTCTTGACTCAATACGCATAGTAATCAGCAAAGACGATGTCCCAATGATTATGGCTGACCCACACCCAGTTTTCTTTAGGCTTTTAACAGACAGAAGAGACTGGTCAAAGATTGAGATTCCAAGCAATGCGACCATTAACGAGTTTGTAAAGAGACTAAAAGAAGGAAACAATCCGTTATACAGACGAGGTATCCAACAACGCACTGACGAGAACACTGGTTATCAAAAATTTAATAAATGGGCATTTGAAAAACTGCTACCACTAATAAATGCAACAGAAAGACAAGAGTACGGCGAAAGAACAAATCCTGGAGAATTGGATTTAGACGACGAATTAATGGTTTTGTCTGGAAACGAATCGTGGGCTTCACTCTATATTGGTTCTCTATTTGACGGAGAAAGTGCTATAGGCAACAGCCTTATTGAAGCGTTTGATGCACTGCACGAAGCAGTAGGTCATGTTGCAATTGGACGAGGGTTTGATAGACACGGTGAATACGCAAATGCTCTTGCAGTACTTTCATTATTTAGACAACCAGAACTGCAAGAATTGCTCACAAAAGGAGAGATTCAAGAGTTGCTAGGAAAGATAATGGCTGACTACTTAGCGGGTCCTATTGGTCTTGCTACAAGAGAACAGAGCAATGTGCTTGAAGATGCGCTCAACGCTGTAAATCATGATATCAAAATGAGTCCAACTGGCGAACTTATGCAACTGATTACAGACTATGAAGGTGACCTTTTTGAACTTATAGACCTTTTAGAATCCGAAATAGATAAGACTCCAGCACTCAAGGAGGACGGTTCACCACTTGAGTCCCGTCCTAGTGGATTTGCATCACAAAGCAGACGTTCTATTGACCGTGTGAAACCAGAAGTACGTGACGAGATAGCAATTGCTGATGCCGTACACCTTTCCCCAAACAAGAAAACTTCTAAACCAGCAGGGTTTGCCTCAAGGGCAGTGGACTTCAAACAGGGTACGCATAATATTGAAGTTATAGACAATGCACCAGAAGCAGACGTGTTCAATGCCGATGAAAGCGGTCGCATTATCCAGGTGTACGTGCCAGAAGGCGTAGAGGTTACAAACCCACGAACAGGCAAAAAGATGATTCTTGACTCACCAGAGGCTTCAGTAGAGTTTGTCGCAGATGGTGGGGAGTTGTCTAAGGTTCCAGATTCTCACGCAATTGAAGCAATTCTTTCTAATACAGAAGACATCCCAGGCACAGTCAGGGATGGATGGAGATTCTTAAAGCCGGGCGCAAGATTTAATTGGGAAGGCGGAGGCGGTGGGGCCCATGGGATGATGCGCATCAAAGATAAAAAGACAAATGCTTTACTAGGAATTAAATTTGAAGCATCATTCTCAGAAGGAGATGGCTTTGACGGTGAAGAACCACCTGCTACTCCATATCCAATCAGTAGATGGGGCTCAAGCCAAGCACCAAAAGAAATAATTAACGAAGTCGTTGCTCAGGCTATTATCCAAGCGCTTGGCTTTGAACCTGGTCCAGTAAGAATAGTAAAAAGAAGTCCATTTGGTTCAGGCATGATGGGAACAGATAGGCGTGGAGACCCTTTGCCGATAACAACGGGACCCGCAATGATAGTTGATTTTGCTCAAAACAGATACCCAGACGTCAGGGACTCTAACGACTACGTGCGTAGAACCGTTAGAAAAGAATCAGCACTTAGAACGCTTTTTCTTGACTCCGTGCTAGCAAACGGAGATAGAAACTCTAGTAACTTTTTAACATCACGGCAGAGCGACGGAACAAGAGTTATTATCCCCATTGACCATGGACAAATCATGGAGCAGGGAAGAAACTACTGGGATATAGAAACAGCATTAACCAGAAACATAAGAGACAACACTGTTGGTTTTGAATCTATTCTTTATGAAGGCTGGACCCCAGGTCAACTAAAGACAATGATTCCTGAAATTATGGCTGACTACAGGGTGGATATGGATAAGAAGAAAAACGACATAATTAAATCAATGAATGAAGCGATTGATAAACTAGAATCCATACAGGACAGCGATAGTATCCGAGACAGTGATTTCATTTTAGATTTAAGAAGAAGTTTTGAAGATTCCATCAAACGAGTATTTTCAAGACTAGATGAATTGGCGCTAATGTCAGATGAAGAAGTTTTTCAAATGTTGAAGTATTTAAGTATTGGTAGAAACTAATGTCGCATAAGTATTACTTTTTGGTTGGACCCAACTTAACCACCAACGTCAATGCCCCGTCAACGCTGTTTATTTATGAAACAGAAAACAATGACGAAGAAGGCAAGTACACCGCCTATCACAGGGATAGCGAGACAGAGGACTATTGGAACGGTTGGCTGGAAAGTCGTTACTTCGTCCCAGCCGTATTTGTTAACCGGTTTGGCTACAGCAATGTTGACGCTGGTCCACTTAAAGGCGAGGGACACTTCCAGGAACTACTCATAGAAGCAGGCATTGTTAATAGAGACACAGTCAAGGGCAAAGTGCTGGCATGGGTAGACACAACCACGAAAGACTTCCTATCCAACGTACCTGATATTGAATTCAAAGAAGGGGGCTATACCAAGCCCGAACTTCGTGAGCGCATCAAGAACAGAATTATGGCTGGTGACAAAGGCGGAAACCCGGGGCAGTGGTCCGCCAGAAAAGCACAGTTGCTCGCTCTTGAGTACCGAAAAGCAGGTGGGGGCTACACGGGTAAGCCCAGAAAGATACAGCGTTCGCTCAAAAAGTGGACCAGAGAGAAATGGACCACATCAGATGGCAAACCAGCGATTCGCAAAGGTGGCACTCGGAGGTATCTCCCTGCTAGTGCTTGGTCTCGTCTTACACCTGCTCAGAGGTCAGCGACGAATAGAAAGAAAGTCCAAGGAAGTAATCAGGGCAATCAATTCGTTGGAAATACAGAGAAGGCTAAGAACGCGGGAAGAAACGCTAGAAAGAGTTAGAGCCTGACTTCTTCTTTGATTTGCCAAGCACCTTTGCTATCAGGGTGAGGGTGAAAATCTGATTAGCATGTTTCTCTAGTAAAACTTCGTGTTGCTTTACTGTCTTTACTAAGTACAGGTTTAATACTATCGACAATGTTAGTAAAAAGCAAATAATGATGGTCATGTTCACCTCCTAGGGGTGATGAATTCTACCATCTACCTATCGGACAGGACTCCATCTCGTACTCAACCTTGGTGAGTAGGAAGCACCCGCACAACTTGCAGGTCTTTTTCCACTTCTTCATGTATGGGCATTTTTTACAAGCCGCATACCGATAAGAGGCAACCTTTAGCGAGACCTTCTTGGGTCCCGTCTCTAACGAAGTCTCGTCCCGCATTGTAAACAGAACTCCGACCACGGGTAGTAGCGACGCATATTGATTGGGTGTGGACAATCCAAAGTGTCTCCAACAAACTTATTGACAGAATCACGAATCATCTGAGACATCGTCTTACCGACAGTCTCCGAAGCCTGCTTCCAGCGCTCTCTGTCAGCCTCAGTGAGACGCACGAGGACTGTCTTGTCGGCAGGGCCAGTCTCTGGTGACAACTCTGCAGAGATAGACGTACCAGTAGCAACTTCTCTTGCGAGAGCCGCTTCCATGTTGTTTTGGTCATCACTGCTCATCGATTACTTCCGCATCCATAATGTCGTCACTTTTTGCCTGCTGTAGTATCCCCATGACAGTAGCAGATGGGAGTACGCCAGAAGAACCCATGATTTCCAGCAGTTTTCTTGCTTCGGTTTCAGGGTCAAAGGCGTCGATAGCGGCGGGACTCTGCGCTGCACCGGCAAGGGTTGCATTGATTGTCGTCTCACTGCTTCTGATATCTATGTTGACGTTGGTACCGCCACTACTCATTTCCATTCCAAGTAGTTTTGTTCGTCTGTCAATGATTGATAGAACCTGTTGGACTGCCTTCATGTCAGGCTCCACCGCAACTTCCGTTCCGTCATCCATCTTTACCTTACGATGCTGAGTCATGGGCCAGATTGCCGACTGAAGGTTGTCCAGACGCTCCAGTTCCATCCGTAAGACCTCTGGATAAGCGAGGAGGGCCTCTTTGTTCATCTTCTCTAATTGGCGTCTTACAGCCTGATTGACGCCGCTTGTGGACATCTCGAATCTTCTTGCGATTTCATGGGTGGATACACCGGCCTGTCGCATTTTGAACACACGAAGGTCTCTCTCTGCGAGGAACTCTCTCGTCATGACCTTATTTTGTTTGCTCATCTATTCACCTTAGCAAACTCCATCACTTCAAACGGAAACAATTTGCCTCTCCTCATTTTAGTTGGGAATGGGCGTTCATCACGAGCACCTCGGAAATGGCGCACATCATAGACGTGAGGCCCACCTCCTGTGAGGTCTGGAGTGAGGGCAATACCGAACTCGGGCCAACGGGACCACACAGCGGAGCCAAACGGACGCATCTGCCTGTTAGTCATACTCTCTCCCAATGGAGCGTGATGCTCTAACCACAGTGCGCACTTGTAAACGTCACGAACATGGTCTAAGTAACGGGCGACTTCTACTGCGACAGACTCAGATGTGCGACCACCTGGGTCAATGAATGCTTTATACAAAGGTCCCATGACGAGGAGTTCTGGCTTTGCTTCTTCAATAGCCGTCTCTAATATCATTCTGTCCTCTGCTTTCATGAGGTCCAGTCCCGATGGCTTCACCAGCAGTTGAGCAGTAGGTTTAGTTGTGTACCCCCTGTCCAATGCCGTATTGAGAATTGAAGATGCTGTGCGACGAATGATGCGCTCTGGGTTTTCCAAGTCAACAGTCAGCGTTCTGATTTGTTTCATCTTTTGATAAGTAAACGGGTTGATGCCACAACCTGAGAGGATTGCTACTTGTCGTGCAAGCATTGTCTTACCAACACCTTCGGCCGCAACAACGATTACTCGTTCGCCACGCTCAAGAATGTCTTCAATTACCCAGTCGTATGAGTCATCGATACTTTCGTTGATAAATGAATCCCAATCAACCAAGCGACCGAAGTCAACTGGCTTGTCCCTAGAAGCGAGGAGGGCAATGTCCTGTGCCTTGATAAGAATCTGTTGTGGCGTGAGGTCTGTTCTAACAAGTAAAGCCTCCAACTTTGTTCTCGCTTGAGAGAAGGCGTCACTCGTTGGCGGGACCGCCACGGGTTCTACTGCCGGCGATGGAGTTGGTTTATC